GCGACAAAATCAACTCTGGCATGACATAAGGCTGGCTGCCCAGACCAATCCAACTTTACAAGCAGCCCTGGATCAGTGTATTATGATATACAAGTTAAGTGAGACCCACACAGATGGCCTTTAATCCAGCACAGTTTAACCGAAAGAAAAAGCGAGCGGCAAATCCAGATGTTCCTCGCCCCAACCTGTTCAGTCATGAAAAGAAGATTAAAGAAACCACTGCCAGCATGATGGACCTGGAATCCCGAGTCAGGAAACAGGACACAGAGATTGATCGTCTGCAGAGTCAGGTCCGAGACATGCAGAGTAGTATCGCCATGTTGTTGGACTACATAAGGCGCCGACAATGAGCAACACGGATCCCCTGTCAATTGCCAATGAAATGGCGGCATTTGATCGCAAAGATCGTGAGTATTACGACAAGTTTACTGATGAGGAACGCAAAAAGTTTTCCACTTACCTGATGCTGCGTTATGGTGCCAGTGTGGAAGGCAGTGCGGAATTGCAGGAGTGGTATCTGCGAGCAACCAATGAACGAGTCAATGTTAACTTCTTTGACATTGGCCGTCATCCCAAATTACAGTGGTTGCTTTGTACCAGCGTTGGCCCTGGCATGGGGCGTCAACGACACTATTGGCTGGGCACCAAAAAGAAAGAAGGCAACAACAAAGCCAGTAAGTTTCTGGCCAAAATCTATCCCAACATGAAATCAGATGAAATAGAATTACTGGCAAAAATCAATGATAAACGAGATATTGACAGCCTGGCACGAAACCTTGGACTCGACGATAAGCAAATCAAATCCGAGCTTTGAATGCCGCTACTGTCACAAAGAATTTAGACGAGAAAGCACTCTGGCTGCACACATTTGCGAAACCAAACGCAGGTGGCAGCAGGAAAAAGAGGTGGGAGTTCAACTGGGCTTTAGAGCCTATCTGCGATTTTACGAAGTCACGCAGGGATCTGCCAAGCTGAAAAGTTATGAGGATTTCGTAGCCAGTTCTTATTACACAGCATTTGTAAAATTTGGGCGTCATCTGGTGGCCATTCGAGCAGTTAATTCCAGTGCATTTATAGATTGGGTTATTAGAGAAAACAAGAAGTTGGATCATTGGTGTAAAGAAAGCATCTATGTGGAATACTTGCACCAATACATGCGCCGCGAAGCAGTTCAGGATGCAGTGGAACGAGCACTCTTGGAGATGCAGTCATATGCAGACGAAGTCAAAACACTAGCAAGTTTCAATGACTATTTTAGATATGGCAATGCCAATCGTATTTGCCATCATATCAGCAATGGTCGTGTCAGTCCCTGGATTGTTTACAATTGTGCCAGTGGTGTGGAGTTTCTGGAACAACTCAACGAGGAGCAGATTTCCATGGTGTTGCCGTGGATAGATCCAGATCATTGGCAACGTAAATTTCAAGATTATCTAGCAGACACTGAGTGGGTCAAGATGGTTTTGCAGCAGGCAGGTTTATGAAATTTGATTCAGATATTGACATTGACTTTGCTGACAGACAACAAGTGTTGGCCGTGCTAGACGTAATTCCTGCTAGTCAGCTGCGCGATGGTAAACTGGTCAGACACAACACCGGAGTTTATGCCACACAGATACCTGTGGATCCTTTTTCAGGGTGTGCAAGTTTGGATTATGAGACTGCTGAACAACGTGGATACATCAAATTAGACTTGTTGAATGTGCACGTTTATCGGCAGGTTAAAAACGAACAACATCTGACTCAACTAATGCAAGAACCCAACTGGGCAAAACTCTATGATGCAGGAATATGTGCGCAGTTAATTCATATTAACCAACATTATGACACTCTGCTTAAAATGCCTGAACCTGTGGACAGTATTGCCAGACTGGCCATGTTTTTGGCTGTGATACGCCCGGCCAAACGTCATCTAATAGGTTTATCCTGGGCAGAAGTTGCCAAGACTATTTGGGACAAGCCCAACGACGGGAGTTATTATTTCAAACGGTCGCACAGTGTGAGTTACGCACAACTGGTAGTGGTAAATCTTAACTTACTTTGCGAACAAGTGTGATGGATCTACGTTTGCTGCGTTTTTGAGCAATTTCTTTTAAACTTACATACGGCCCATGATGTATGATGACATCTTTGCTATTGAAAGTTTTGAGACAAATTTTAAAATCTGCCCAATCTTGTTTTAGGAATACATTTATGGGAACCAACCTGTTGCTTTCCCACCACCATTGATCCGCCAGTTCCAAAAATCTAGACTTCTGTTCTAGTGTTCTGAGTAAACTATAGTCGTAGATGGTGGTTATGATTTCATCAAAATTTTGAATAATGCCCACGTATTCGTTACCGCCATAAGTTAGGTAACTAATAAACGGGAATCGATCCAGTAATTTCTTATAAGATTCGTCCATTATGGGGAGTTCAAGATAAATAGTTCTACAAGGTGTAGTCGATGACCACAATCACAAGTTATTTATATGACAATAGTGTCATTGTTCAGATTTTGGATAATGACAATGAAACAAAAACAAGGAACCGTATCGTGTATAGCAGACCTATCAAGGTTTATCAAGGTGTAGATAATGTTATTACTCTACAGTTCCGTAACAACGACCAAAAAGCTGCAAACATCACGGGCAAAACATTTACTTTGAGCTTGACTGCTGTTGCTGGAGAACAGCCGGTTTGGACCAGCAATGTGATTATTGGCAATGTTGTCACTGCCGTGGGCACAGTGGTATTGGATAAATCAAGTGTAGACGGCCTAACACAAGAATATTATAATTACACAGTGACTTATACTGACGGCGACCTTAAATTACCAGCGTATGTTGATGACAATTGGGGCGCAGCTGGGCAGTTACAAGTCATCAATAATGTTTTTTGATGTAATATCAAAAAATATTTAAAAAATCAATAAACCACTTTAGTTAACAAGTCTCCTCGATGACATTTGACATAATTATTTTTACTGACGCAACCGGATTATTTTATAAACAAAAGACGTTAGGTGCTTGGCATATTGCCAATATGCTTCGAAAGCAAGGGTATTCGTGTTTGGTTATCGACAGTTTCAGTAGGTATGTGCGTGACTTGCCAAAGTTGAAAGAAATATTAGATTTGGCCATGGGCCCCAACACAAAGATGGTGGGCTTCTCCAGTACATATTTCACCTACAATCTTCCAGAAAATCGTGTGTGGGACAATTGGGTTGACTATTACGGTCTGGATGTGCCAGATTTTTGGTGCGGCGCTGCGATACCTGTGGTAGAAGAGTTCTTTGATTTATTGCGATCATATAGTCCTCAAGTAAAACTTTTTTACGGCGGAGTTCTTAGCACACACTACGATGATCTAATTACTTACGGGCCGCCTGTTGATTATATAATTGTTGGCATCGGCGAAACACATACATTAAATTTAGTAAATCACGTCTTTAAAGACACAAAATTAAAATATCGATTAGGAAAGGATCTTAAAACTAGAATTTTAGATTGGGACATCAAAGCCAGTGAATTCGATTTCCATTCCGAAGGTGCCATTGTTTATCAACCATACGATGTAATTTTGCCGGGCGAGTGTCTGAGTCTTCAGACCAGTCGGGGGTGTATGTATAATTGTGCGTTTTGCAGTTTTCCCTTGCGAGGGAGAAAGCGCAGCGACGGCGATTATCATTTAAATTGGAGTTGTTTGGAGGAGTATTTCCGTAGAAATTACGAGTTATGGGGAACCACTCGATATCAAATTATTGATGATACATTCAATGAGACCAACGAAAAATTAAGAAAATTTAGGGATTCTGTCAAACGGTCTGAGGTACCGATCGAATGGTTCAGTTTTATGCGTGTGGATCTAATAGATGACGAACAACTTGATATCATGGCCGAGACCGACTGTAAAACCATTTGGGTTGGCATCGAGACTTTGAATCCCAAAGCTCTCAAAGGAATTGATAAAAAATATAATCCTGAACAAGCACTAAACACTTTGGATGCCATTGACAAAAGAACTCAGGCAAGAATTTACAGTTCTATTCTTTTTGGGTTAGAGCACGATACTGAAAATGATATACACGGTTGGATGAAACAGATGATTGATAGTCCAGTGGCTTGTATTGGCATAAATCCATTGGGGACAAACACAAGGTCGCCCTTTACCAGTAGCATCAATAAAAATCCAGAAAAATATGGTTACGAATTTCAAATTAACGATCGCTATGAATTAAACTGGAGGAACAACACTTGGGATGGCGCATCTGCTGCTAGTTTTGCAGTGGAATATCAAACATATCTTTGGCGATCCAAGAGGAACAAAGTCAGTAGTTATGAATTAATGGCACTGCCTTTCCATAATTTAGCACACGACGATCTGGTCAATATGGCCATTGCTGATCTACCTTATGCAGAAATTATCAAAGACTATATTGCTAAATTTGGGGTTTATCACAACGAGTTGATTAATCAATTGGAACTTGTGGCCTAAACAAATTGATTGTTTGAGAAAAATACATTATAATGATACAATGATGTATACTTCAATACTGGATGCAACGGTATCTGCATTACCTTCCAAACGCAAAACATCGGCCAGCGGCTGGACTAGTTTTAATGCACCTTGTTGCCAACACCGTGGCGAAACACAAGATCTAAGATCTCGAGGCGGTATCACCACTTCATCAGACGGCAGTGTCAGCTATCACTGTTTTAATTGTGGGTATACTGCGCACTACAAGCCCGGCAGGCATCTAAACTTTAAATTCAAAAAACTACTTCAATGGTTAGGGTTGGATTCTTTGGAAATTCAAAGACTTTCAGTTGAAGCATTGCGGGTCAAAGATATTGTTGCTCCTGAGGAAGTCAAAAATACAGAAGAAGAGGTCATTGATTTTCCAGAACGCGCATTGCCTGAAGGAGTGGTGAGCTTTGATCAATTGCGTACATTTCTTGCACTGACTGATGACGACTTCATAATTCCTCAGAGTCTGATAATTCAGAACAAAGTTGAGTATGTTCAAGCACGCGGAATAGATACAAAAAAATACGAGTTTTATATCACAGACACTGTTGAACACAGTTTGCATCAGAGAATAATCATACCTTGTCGTTGGCAGGAAAAAATTGTTGGATGGACTGCAAGATCTGTGGTCGAAGGCGTCAAACCCAAATACTACAGTGACATTCCCGCAGGCTACGTATTCAATGTCAATCAGCAACGCCCAAATTGGAAATTTGTCATAGTCTGCGAAGGTCCGTTTGATGCCATGAGCATTGATGGGGTAGCAGTTTTGGGCAGTGAAT